CAAAGCAGGAGATGTATGGGACAAAATTGCAAAGGATGTGTATGGCAAGGAGTCAGCTGTTTCTTTCCTGATGGCAAACAATCAGGAGTATCTGGGATATTTTGTATTCCCGGAAGGAGTCCGCTTGACGGTGAAAGACCTGCCGGAGAGCAAGGGCCGCCTTCCGGATTGGAGGAATTAAGATGAAACCACATCAGGCAGGGCTTGAGATCAGTTACAGTGCCACATGGCAGCAGGCGGAAGAGACTGGGGCGGGCAGTGCGATTACGGCAGATGCTTCTTACACGGTTGCCAGAGGGGATACTTTGTGGGGCATTTCAAAAAAGTTTTACGGAACAGGAACAAAGTATCTTGTAATCTATAACGCTAATAAGGAGCTGATCGAAGCCATGGCAAAGGCTCATGGAAGGAAAAGCTCCTATAAGGATTCCAGTGCAGGATGGTGGATCTGGGCCGGTTAAGTGCTGACGATTCCCGGTGTTTCTTCCTCAACGGCCTCAAAAGGAGTCACGGAAAGCAAAGGAGCTCCGGATCCACAGCTGGGGGAAAGAATTACCTTACAGACAACGGAATTTACTTACAGCGATGTGGCCAGCGGGGAATCGGACAGAGTCAGGATCACCATGCAGGACATTGGAAAAGAGTGGATGGGAACGCTCATGCCGGAGAAGGGCGCCATCATTGGTGCAAAACTTCGGCTTATTAACTGGAGAGACAGCGAAGAGACGGATACTTTTGACTGCGGCCTGTTTGTCTTGGACGACATTTCCTTTTCCGGCCGTCCGCTTAAGTGTACGTTGGGAGGGGTGAGTGTACCGGTTATGGATGATTTTCGGGTGCTTCCGGTGACAAATACCTGGGAGAACACTACAATCAAGGAAATTGCGTCACAAATTGCAGCAAAAGCCGGGGTGTCGCTGCATTATGAAGCTGACAGGATCCCGATTGCAGAGGTGGAGCAGAGCAGGCAGCCGGACAGTGCTTTTTTATATTCTTTGTGCGAGAAGTACGGATTAGCAATGAAGGTGTACGATCACAAAATCATTATTTTTGATATTGCACTATATGAAGAAAAAGAAGCAGTCCTTACCATCCGGGAAACAGATACCTTATCCTGGTCCTTTAACACTACGATAGACGGAACTTATACAGGAGTAGAACTTGACTATACGGATCCCGATGAAGAGGACACTATAAAGGTGACAATGGGGCTTCCCGGAAGAATGTATACGCTGAATACTCAGGCATCCGGCAGATATGACGCGGAACTGCAGGCGGCGGCAAAGGTAAATGCCGCAAACCGTAAGATGCAGACAATGAGTCTCACTATTCGGGCGGATCCGCGGGCAGTTGTGGCATCTCAATGTGTTATGGCAGAGGGCTTTGGAAAGCTTGACGGGAAATATTATGTGGATCAGATCAACCACAGTTTGGGAAGCGGATATAATATGAAACTGTCCATGCACAAGGTACAGGCGGCAATCAGAGCCGCAACCGGAGCAAATACAGTTTCGGGATCCGGGCAGACTTATACAGTTGTTAAGGGAGACAATTTGTGGATGATTTCCAAAAAGTTTTATGGAGCAGGTGCGAAGTATCAAGTAATTTACGATGCCAATAAAGAGCTGATCGAAACTACGGCAAGGGCCCATGGAAAGAAGACGTCAGAGGGCGGGCATTGGCTTTGGGCTGGCGAGATATTAACAATTCCGGAGGTATAAAGTTTGAAAGTCAGGATTGGAAAAGTTACAAATGTTTATCCTTCCATCGGTAAGGTTAAGGTGATTTATGAAGATGTTGGAAATGCTTCGCGGCCGCTCTCCATGCTTACCATGAATCAGGAGTATTCCATGCCGGAGGTCGGCGACAGGGTGATTACCGTACATATGGGAAATGGGAGCAGCAAGGGATTTGTGCTGGGGACTTACTATGGTGGAAATATGCGGCCAAGAGCAGGCGGCGGATACCGCAAGGACTTTGAAAAGGACGCATATGTAGTCTGTGAGAGCGGCGTGTATAAGCTGCTTGCAAAAGGTATGGAAGTGAGGGCGGAAAACGGGATAACCCTGGAAGGCGGGCAGGTCATGCTGAAATGTAAGCATGGGGAAATTTCGCTGGAGGATCTGTTAAAGCGCCTGGAAAGGGTAGAGGATCAGCTTGGACTGCCGCATACTGTTTAATGGGAGGCGAGATTGTGGGGGAAATAGGGAATTTGGGCAGTTTGATTGTTTTTGAGGTAAGCATGGATAAAGCTTTAACTTTCAAAAATATGACGCAGAGTGTGAAAGGACGTTGGACAGTTCAAAATCCAATATTGGGAAAGCCATATTCGGAATTCCTCGGCCCCGGACAGCGAACGCTTTCTCTATCTATTTTATTGACTGCAATGCACGGGGTACAGCCGAGAGAAACCATAGAGAGGATCGAAGCCGCGGTTGAGGGAGGAATTCCCTATAAACTGGTGATTGGCGGCAAAATGGTGGGAAATTACCAATGGGTGATAACGGATATGAGTGAAGCCTGGGAAAAAATCATCCAGGGAGGGAAACTGGTATCAGCGAATCTTACCTTAAATCTTGCAGAATACAGATAGGAGAGCCTATGGAATATGAGATTGACCTGGAAAGGAATGGATTTTCCCAGGAGGAATATGCGGATATTCAGTTATGCTTGGAGACACTATTGTCTGTCAGGGCGGGAAGTCAGCCGCTTGACCGGGAGTTTGGCATTGACTATGACTGTATTGTAGGATTTCCGGTAAATGTAGCTCAAAATATGCTTTCGCTGGAAATCATGGAAAAGGTGGACAAATATGAATCCAGGGTAAAAGCGGATCATATCAGTTTCCAGGCTGGCAAGGATGGAGTTTTACATCCATATATACACTTTATAAAAGCAAAGGGGGAATAACATTGATTACGGATAATCTTCCGGACATCAGCTTTATTGACAATACTACAGTAGATGATGTTGTGACACAGATGATAAATGACTATCAGGAAAAATACAGGGAGGTTACCGGCATGGAGGCATCTCTGGCACAGGCGAATCCATATCGGTTGATTATGTATGCTTGTGCGATGCAGCTATATCAGATAATGCAGTATGCGGACTATGCCGGGAAAATGAGTTTTTTGGCGTATGCAAGAGGCGATTATCTTGATAACCTGGCCTCTCTCCGGGGAGTACAGCGGACAGAAAACCGGGCGGCCGTGACAAAACTACAGTTTACCATTGAAGCCCCTATTGGCGTTATTGTATCTATTCCTGCAGGCAGCAGGGTAACGAATGGCAATGATATTTTTTTTGCAACGGATGAGTATGCGGAAATCAAAGCAGGGGAAACAAGCGTAACGGTGTCTGCAACCTGTACGATGGCCGGCGCCGCAGGTAATGGATTTGCAGCAGGCGAATTGAACGTGCTGGTGAATACGCTGCCTTATATTAAGAGTGTTTCAAATAGTGTAACTACATACGGTGGTGCTGATCGGGAGGATGATGAAAGCCTGAGGGAGAGAGTATATTCTTACCCTAATTCCTATGCAACTGCCGGGCCGATCGGAGCATATGAATATCATGCAAAAACGGCTTTCCCAGAAGTGGGAGATGTGATGGTGCGATCCGAAGCACCAGGGGAAGTGAATATTTATTTTATCTGTGAAGGGGGAGGCATTCCTGATCCGGAGTTAATTGAAAGAGTCAAAAACCATCTGGATAATAGAAGCCTCAGGCCGCTGACGGATAAGGTCATCGTGAAAGCGCCCAAAGTGCAGGTATATGACATTAAAATGACTTACTATATTCCGGTTAGCAGCAAAGCGACGGTAGTTGCCGCTATACAGGATGCAGTCAGTACGGCAGTAGAAATATATAACACCTGGCAGACGGAGAAAATTGGAAGAGATATTAACCCATCTTATCTGATTCAAAAGGTTATGGAGGCCGGAGCAAAACGAGTGGAAGTGGAAAGCCCTGCTTTCACGGTATTGGATGAAGGCACGGTCGCCAAACTGGGGAGCGTGACTGTAACATATGGAGGGGTAGAGGATGATTGAGCTGAGGGAAAGCCAAATCGCACAAGTTATGCCGGAATATTTTTCCCAAAATGCCAGTGTACAGGCATTAAGCTATGCCCTGGGAGCCGCGGTAAAGCGATTAATAAATTACTGTGGAAATATCGGTGTATTTTCCGTAATTGATACGGCACCTGATTATGTATTGGACATGCTGGCACTGGAGTTGAATACCCCATATTACGATGATTCCCTTAGGGCTGAAACAAAAAGAATTTTGATAAAAAATACTTTTGTTTGGTATATGAAAGCGGGGACTCCGGCAGCAGTGGAAGAATTGGTCAAGTCGGTATTTGGCCATGGAAAGGTACATGAGTGGTATCAGTATGGAGGCGAGCCATATGCCTTTAGGTTGACTACAAATGCAGACGCTAAACTGGAGGCTATTGATGAATTCGAAAAGCTGATTAATCGGGTAAAAAATATCAGGTCACATATTGATGGTGTTATGTTTGTCAGAGAGCAGGAGACTATGGTGTATATG